GTGAAAATATTAATTTAATAATCAAAAATAAATAATTATGAAAAAGTTTTTTCAAAAGTACCTTATCGGACAGATGTTAAAGTCTAAGAAATTTTGGTATGCAATCAGTTCAGTAGTAGTTCCTGCAATAGTTACATATTTAGGAGTAGACCCTGCAACTGCAACAGAATTGTATCACGCTATCTTAGTTCTTATTGTTGGACAAGGAATTGCTGACGTTGCTAAAAAATAACCGATACAGATTAAAGCCTAACGAGATAGCCGTTATTCAGGAAATGAGGAAGTCAGAGGTTAGAAATATTCTAGTCATTGGCGACCTGCACGAACCTTTCTGTTTAGACGGCTACCTTGAGTGGTGCAAAGAACAATACAAAATCCATAATTGTAATCAAGTTATCTTCATTGGAGATATTATTGATGCTCACGGCTTTAGCTATCACGAGCCTGATCCTGATGGTATGTCTTCAGGACTAGAGCTTGAAACTGCTATTAAGAAGATTCAAAAGTGGTATGAAGCTTTCCCTTATGCAGATGTAATGATAGGTAATCACGATAGAATGGCTAGTCGTAAAGCTATGTCAGGTGGTATTCCTGCTGCTTGGATAAGGTCTTACAATGAAGTCTTAGGTACTCCTAATTGGAATTGGTGCGAGTCTGTTATATATGATGACGTACTATATGAACACGGAGAAGGAGGGCAAGCAGCAGCTAAAGCTAAGAACAACTTGATGTCTTCTGTTTGTGGTCATACACATACCCTTGCTTATGTTCAATGGTTCGTAGGAAAAAGATTTAAAGTATTTGGTATGCAGGTTGGTTGTGGTGTAGATTCTACGACTTACGCAGCAGCTTATGCAAAGAACTTTAAGAAGCAGTCAATCGGTTGTGCAGTAGTATTGAACAACGGAACTCTACCAATCAATCTTTTAATGCCTTTATAGGTATACCATATATCCGTTTTAGGCACTTTCTTTTCTTTTTAATACTAATATACTAGACAAGCTATAAAGTTTGTCCTAGATGTAAACACCTTAATTGTTAATAACTTTGTAAAATAACTTGTGAGTAATTGTGTGAGTAACTTTAAAGGTGTACATTTGCAGTATTATTAATTAAAATTATTAAGATGAAAAACTTTAAGATTACAAATTTAAAAAGCAAAGTAGTTCAGAATATGAACGAAAGCGAAAAGGAGCAATTCTTTACTAAGAACTCTTTAGGGAATTACAAATGGGAAAGTATGAAGGCAATAAGAAATAAGAAAATTGAGAATATAGCTTTTTCAGTTTTTACTTTGGGTTCATTCACGATTCTTTTATACTGTATGTGCGGAACATTAGCATTCATTGACTCTTTAATATTTTAATATGACTATACAAGACGCAGAATATTTAGAGCACTCAACTTACGTTGACTATAATAAACCTTGCTATTCAAAGTTTATGGGCTACCAATTAGATAACAATAAAGTAATAGCTGAGGAATGGTACTTGAAACCACAATACTTACCTACAGGGATTAATACTTATGATAGGAAGTCAGGACATTTCAGTAATGATTTGAGTTACAACAACAGGTCAGTAATTGTAGTTGGAACGGAATTACAGAACTTTAGAAAATTTGAACATATGCTAAAGACTTATGGTTGGCAAACTCAAGATGATTGGTCGGTAGAATTGAAACCTGAATGGCTAGAACACTACAAAGAAAATAATAATTCACCAATAATAATAAATTTAATATGAAAACAGAAAACAAGCAGGACTATTTAATAGCTATACAAAGCGAATTGAAAGCACCTAAGAACCAATTTAACAGTTTTGGTAAGTATAAGTACCGAAGTGCAGAAGACATCTTAGAAGCCGTTAAACCACTTTTAAATAAGTATGGTTGTTACTTAACAATAACAGAAACAACTCAAGAGATTGCAGGCTACTTAGTCTTAAATTCTAAAGTTTCTATTTCTGATGGCGAAAAGACTATATATGTTGAAGCTCAAGCAGGAATAAACCCTGAACGAAAAGGAATGGATATTGCTCAGTCATTTGGATCAAGTAGTTCTTATGCTAAGAAATATGCACTTGGTAACTTATTCTTATTAGATGACACAAAAGATGTAGATAGTAATAAGGTAAATGAGCCTGCTTCAAAACCTCAAATGTCTACTGATATTTACAATGCAATGTTAGAAGCTATTAATACAGGAAAAGGAGAAGCAGTTTCAAGAAAAATGAACAACTATAAAATGAGTAAAAAACAATCCGAAACTTTAGGGATAATGATTCAGGGATAATTAATTTAATCGGCAAAAGACCTAGCCACTTATTATAGGCGAAATATATAATGGAAGTAAAAGGAAAATTAGTAAAGAAGTTAGAACAAGAGTCAGGAATAAGTAAGTCAGAAAAGGTTTGGAAAAAACAAACAGTAGTAGTTAATACAGGAGCAGATTATAATCCTGAAATTGCAATTACAGCTTTTGGTGATGACAAAATAAAAGACTTAGATAAACTAAATGTAGGCGATTCAGTATTAATCAAGTGCAACGTATCATCAAGGGAATACAACGGAAGGTACTTTCACAATATTGACGGTTGGTTCTTTACTAAGAATACAAAGAATGAAGGACACGACCCTAACGAAGTTATGCCTGACGAACAACAGAATGACGATTTACCATTCTAAGATGACAGATAGACAAAAATTTAAGGATTTATGCAACCTTACTACAGATTTAGTAGGGTTGCCTAAAGGCTCTTTAACGTGCAGGTCAAGGGAGCAGAAATTCCAAGTACCTAGAGCAGTCATAAGTGTAATAGCTAGACAAGAAGAAGATATACACAGAGATGTTATAGGAAAAGGTATTGGTAGAGATAGAACTTGTATAAACCACTATGAGAAATTTCACGATTCAAATTATAAGTCTTACGAAAAATACAGAAAAGCTTACATAGACATTTACATAGCCTACTGTAATCAAAAGAAAAAAAAGAAGCAGTTTAAGACTCAAGAAGGTTTTCAGAAATTCCTTGACAAACACAATATTAATTCAAGTGAAAAGTTCAGTACAGAACTAGCATTAAGGTCAGGAAAGTTCTATGTTATTTTACAATTAACTCAAGAAGACTTTTATAATGTTATTGAAATTATTAAGTTTGCATTCAAAGAACACCATTATGAATACAAAGTTATATAATGAAACACTTATTAAGTAGTACAGCATTTTTAATAGTAAACAAAGAACTAGCGAAGCAGGTAGGATTAAAAGCGGCAGTCCTACTTGCTGACCTTATCTCTAAGGAAGAATACTTTATTTCTAAAGGAATGACAGATGGTTGGTTTTTTAACACAGCTAAGAACATAGAAAGTGATACAAGTCTAACTTCACATCAACAAAGAAAAGCAATTAAGAACTTAAAAGACTTAGGAATAATTGAAACTAAAGTAGTAGGTATTCCTGCAAAACAACACTTTAAAATAATTGAAAACAAGTTGTTAAGTTATTTCAATACTAGTTGTGAAGAAAGCGTAAAACAAGTTGTTAAAAAAACGCAAACTATTAATAAGAATAAAGAAATAAGAATAACTAATAATACTATATCTAATAGACGAGATAAATTTGTTTTTGAGGTTTTAACTTTTGATTATGATGAAAGTATTTTAAATGGATTTATTGATTATTGGACAGAACCTAATAAGTCAAATACCAAAATGAAATTTGAATTAAACAAAACTTGGAAAACAGCGTTAAGATTAAAGAATTGGGCAGCTAATCAAAAGAAATGGGATAAACCTAAGTTTAAGTCAGGAGGAATGTCTAAGTTAGACGCACAAATTAATGAATGGCAAAAAGCAAAAGAATTATTATAAATTAAAAAAAAAGAAATTATGATAGAAAAAATAGATGGCGATTTTAAAGAAATTAAATCTTCACTCAAATGTATATTAGCAGACGCTAAAGAATTTAGTGATAGGGAAGGATTTAAGTTTACTGTAATAAATGAATGGGATGATGAATATAGACATTTGACTGTTGAAATGAAAATACCTAGAACAAGTAAATTTAATATTGAAGATATAATAAATGAAGCTAAAAATAATTTATGAAACCATTAAAACAAGAAACACTAAAAGAGCTTACTGAAAAAGTCCTTGACTTATTAGGCAAGACTTCAGTTGAGATAGGACACAGGTCAGACGCTCAAACTCTAGCAAGTCTAAGTAAGATATTTGCATCAGACTTAATACAAGAGAAAAGATTTGGCAATATGTCTTGGAATCAAATACTAGATGCATTTCATATTGGAGTAAGGTTTGGAAAAGACGAACCATTCTTAAACATCAGAACCTTTTACAAGTGGGTGTATGCTCACAAGAAAGTAATTGATGACGCAACCTATCAAGTAAGGACATTAGGACAGCCTAAAGAAAAGACTCCTTATTATCAAGAACCTATAAAATTATTAAGATGAAGAAAGAAGAATTGTACGATCCAGAAAAGACAGGAAGTTTCCAAATGATGTTTGGATTTCCACAACCTAGTACATACCGACCTCAAAAGTGGGTATCAATTAGAAAGACTAAAACAGAAAAAGATGAAAACAAAAGATAAAGTAAAGTATTGGCTTGATAAATATCCGAGTTTAAAAGATGATGATAAAAGATTGTCTGCTAATATATGGTCAGAAGAATTAGGTGGTGCAGATATTACAGCTCAAGATTTCTTAGCATTATATGCAGCTAATAAATTAACATCAGCTCCAAGCATTAAAAGAGCAAGAGCAAAGCTTCAGGAAGAAGAACCTAAATACAGAGGGGAAAAGTATAATTTAAGAAAAGGCATATTGCAAGACAAATGGAGAAAAGACTTAGGATATGAAAAAAACAATTAGTAAATTAAAAAAGGAGTTAGACAAGTGGTTTAGTCTTTATATAAGACTTAGAGAAGCTAACGAGTATGGTATGGTACAATGCTTTACTTGTGGAATAGTCAGAGGATATAAGGACGGAATGCAGAACGGACACTTTCAGTCAAGGAAACATACAGCAACAAGATTCCACGAGGATAATTGTCAGGTTCAATGCGTGAAGTGTAATATGTATTCTCAGGGCGAGCAGTTCAAGTTCGGAATTAATTTAGATGCTAAGTATGGAGAAGGAACAGCAGAAGAATTAGAGTGCTTAGCTAGGACTATTCATAAAGTATCAAGAGTAGAATATGAAGAACAGATAAGTTATTACAAAAACCTTGTTGAAAACTTGAAAGAAGAAAAAGGAATAGAGTAACAAATTGATTATCTTTGGCGTATGACAGAACCGATTTACGCAAATGATGAACACAGAGTAATTATTGAAACTTATATAACAATGTGTAAAGAGTTTGCAAAAGAAGTCAGCACAAAAAGTAGATACAATAATTATTTAGAAGTTGTAGAAATTATTTTGGAGTATTCAAATCA